ACTTAGCAGGTCGATGCTTCACAAAGGTCCAATTGGAATATATGTTGCTCTTGCTGATTGCCTTCTCACCGAGTGCGTAGATTTGATACAGGGACTCATCCGTTCTCTTGAGGTCCTCGATTTGTCTGCGGATGGAATCAGGCAGGAATGGATTATCTCGATACGTTGATTTGATTAGGATGCTTTCCTCTTTTGGTAGATCGTACAACCAGGATGCTGATTCACTTGGATTGTAGTCGAAGATGAGCTTCCCCTCCGTTCTCATGTTGAGCTGAGTGAAGTCATCATAGAAGAGCTCATTGGCTTCGTTACACCATGCGAGGTCACGCTTTCTTCCTCTAATCTTTTGCTCATCATCCACACTGAAGAATTCAACGATGCTTCCATTTGGGAATGAATAGATGTGTTCGGACTTATTGTGGGCATTCACATCGTATAAATCCATCTCCTTCATAATCTCAAGGAAGTCACGCATCACCGTTGCTCTGAGAGCAGGGAATGTTTTTCTGATAATAGAGGTAACCTTCCCCCTATTTTGGAGAGAATAGACAATTATCATTTGACAAAGGGAATATGTCTTGGATGACCTACTTCCTCCCTCGTTTATTATAAATCGTATTGAGTCATCCTGGAGAGCTGTGTAGTTCTTCTCAAAGATAACCGTGCTATTTATTTCCATTCGCTATCTCATAACAGTGAGCCAACATACTGAATTGGCGTTGGTCGCTCATGACTGCCATTCGGTTGATTCTAACATTCACTCCCTTCTTGGAATGGATGTATCTCTCCACCACTTGGCACATCATGTCGATGATATCACTTGTCATCCGCCTTGATGATGTTCACCTTGATTTCATTGATGTCCTTTCCGTTGGTCGTGATGTCCGACTTCTCAGTGAGTCCGTTGAGGCGTTGAGTGATGGATGCGTTGTAAAGTCCTGCTAAACCATTCTCGATTTGATTTTGGCGAATCACTCGCTTAATGCGCGTGCAGATATCCACATACGTTGAATATCTCCCATCTCTATTCTCAAAATATTGATGAACGCAACCAATCTTATTCTCGGCAAAGTTCTGAAATCCTTCCAAGGTATATGGTCTTGGAATCAGCTCATAGTCATGCCTTCCATCCTTACCAACAAACACTTGTTTCTTGATTGGATTGTTCTCGATGTATTGAGTCCATTCATTGAATAGAGCTTTGAATTCCTCTTCAGTTAGCATTTTTTGTTTCGGCATCATTCCTCTCCTTTCCCTGGTGTTGGTTTAGTTCTTCTTTTTCTCTTTGGAATCGGTTTTGCGCTCACTTCCTGCTCGATGCCCTCATATTTGATTGGCTCCGGTGCGGTCGTTGTTTCAGATTCCTTCTCAAATAAATATCCCATTCCAATTGAAACGTAATATTTGTACTTTGACACATCTATATTATCCACAACCACGATTATGTTTCTAACCGTTGTATGCTTCACAATAGTTTTACCCTTGTATTCTGCTTTTATTCTCATCTTTTATCCTGTTTAGATCGTGTTTAATATCCCTAATATAGTAATGAGCTGAGGTGACCGGAATGTCAAAGTATTTCGCCATGGCTCTTGCGGTTGTGTATCCTTTCTCATAGTATGCGTCAAAGATTATCAGTTTGATTCTATCCTTGACCTCTCTCTTGTATATTTCAATGCATGACTTGTGGTCATGGTACTTCTTCTCCTGTTGTATCTTGTATTCCAAATCTTCCTCGTCATCGCAGTCATTCGGAATATCTAGCTCATTGGCTCCCACTTTCTCTTCGACATGACTGATTGATGTTGACCAAATGATTTGTTTCTTGATTGTGTTTAGTAAGTAGCTCTTGACCTTATTCTCATCCTTTGTGTCATCACTTATCTCAGCCACATAAAGATAACTGTTGTTGATAACCACATCGGCAATCATATTGGCTTTGAATTTGGCGAGGAAATACTCAGTGTACGTCCTCACCTCATCATAATGCCTTGATATGTAGCGGTCAAGTATGTGCTTCATACCATTCCATGAATTGCTTGTAATAAATCTTCCTCACTGTCCTGGCACAAAAGCAGTCATCGGTTTTCTCTCCGGTATGCTCATCGTATATTTTGTACAGTGCTTTGAGCGTAATTTTAGCGTACTTCGATGCATCACTTGACGTGATTATCTCATTGATGTATTTTACTTGAGCTTCGCTAAACATTCCTCAATGATAAACGCAATGAATGATACAATGGTTGCTTGGATGAAGTCGCCTGTTATAATCCATGTGGACCATAAACTCATGCACTTGAAACAACCAAGTCCGGCATGAATGTAATTGACCAAGTGATTCGGTCGGATTCGCACTGCGATGTTATCCCATATCAACTGCAATGGCTCGAATGATACCAGGAACCAACTGAGTGCGAGTGAAGCTAAGTAAGTCATATCTCTTGCTTTAATTTTTCAATATACAAGGTTGCATCCATCAATTCTTCCTGAAGGTGATTCAACCAATCGAGTAAAGGTAAAGAATTATTTTCTAATGTTGTACCATATTTTTTGATACCTGCATTTGACCTCTCTTGATACTTGCTATATACCTTGATTAGTATTGGATCAACGTGGATTGGTTTCTCTTCGGGGATGACCTCAATCTCATTTAGCATCTCGCCAAATATACTCAGCTCCTCCGCAAAGATTTTCTTGGTATTTGGATTTATTTCTTCCATCATTGTCTCCATGAAGTCGTATAGGTCCTGGAGTTGTTTGTTTGTTCGTTCCATCTTAATTCATTTGACATTTAACTTCATCGAATGCAGCTGCATCAACCTCATCGATATATACTTCATCATCTTCCATTGTCAACACAATGCAATAATTGACATTCATCCCATGAAACACATCCTGGAATCGGTTGATAATCATGTGTGGCTCCTCATTCTTGGTCCCAACATAAGCAATGAAGTACCTATCTCTCATAATACTTGAAAAATTTGATATAGAAATCCTCATTGACTGAATGACCTTTGAGGAATCTCCACAACTGAAGATAAGTGATTCCCATATCTTCAGCGATATGTGACAATTTGTATCTTTTCGATACTCGTGACCTCACCTCTCTATCGATGAAGTCACGGATGGTTTCCCCATCAGAAAGGTGTATCGTCAAAGCTCTCATCTACCACAGGCATTGAATTAATACTCCACACATCAAGCGTGTTATAATACTTCCCGTTGTATTCACGTCCTCTTAAGTTGAATTTCACTGTGATATCGATACCAGGTGAATACTCGTTGAGTAGTTTACACTTGTCTTGTGCCAATTGGAATGAGATGTCCTGCGGATACTCTCCATTGGCTACGGTTAGGACAAACATTCTCACTGAGAACTTGTCGCTGATTTGTTTGATTGGCTCAATCATCTTGATTCTGCCTGTTACTTGTAATTCCATATTGCTTTGGTTTTTTATTTAATTTGCTTGATTATTGGTTTGGTTTTCGTGTTCGATTGTTCCATCCCTGTAATGGGTGGACACTTGACTAAACTCTGTACTGTCATCCACTATCTCAAGATTCCCACTGAAACAATAGCCCGTACATTTAAGAAGGTTTTCGAGTATCTCCAGCATCTGTTCCATGTTCACATCGTTGTACGGTACTTCGTATGTGATTTTGTGGTCGTATTGTTCTATTGTTATTTTCATTGTCCTAATATTTTATATCTCATTTCTACATATTCACCTTTACTCATTAGTTCTGATACGTCTTGAATAAATTCGTTAATTTTTTGCCAATCTTCAATTTCTAATTTGTCTTTTGTTTGGCTCGTGAAGTATTGCTCGTAATGTGTAACTCCATTTTCTAAGCTATAAAACTCTGATTGTGTTTGTTTGTTCATCTTATTCTGATTTAAAGGTTTGTTTGTAGTATTGTTCTGCATAAAAATTGTGTCCCATAACTATTTTATCAGCCTCATATCTACCATTAAAATAAGCATCTTGTATCTGCTCCTTCTCCATTTCTTTGGCTTGTTCAATGTGGTATTTAAAATATGGAGTGCAATTTTCTATACCACCAAAATGTTCATTTATTAACCATTCCACTGCTGTCATCTTATTCTGATTTATCATTTCTATTTAATATAAGGGGCAACTTTTATCCCTTTTGGTTTATTGATTTGTTACTTAGCCTCAAGCAATTTATAATACTCATCATAATACTCAGTCGCCCATTTCAATCGGTCAAGCATCTCAATCTCCTTGTCCTCGTTTCTTTCAAACGAAAGCACGGTGATTCTCTTCTCAGGTGCTATGTGATCAACACGATGGATATCCAAGTTCTCCCACTCATTCAAGAGCTCGTTGGATGTTGTTACCATGCAATAGATTAATTCTGCTTTAGGTCGGTCGTACAACATCATGTAAGCTCTCAACTGCCACTCATAAAGTGCATCATATCCATCCTCTGCCAATACAGGGAAGGTATCCAATGACCAGGATGTTTTGATGTCGATGATTGAATCATTGGTGATGATGTCACACTCTCCGGTCATGTACTCGTTTACCATTCGCACATCATTCTTGATGTACCCCTCGAATCGCACGGTGTTAAGCAGGTCAATTGAATCCTGCTCTTGCATCAATCCCTTTTGGATGTACTTGTTGTTTATCTCACTACGGTATCCGTAGAAGTTTTCCTTAGCAACTTGCTTGATGTAGCTCTTTGCAGTTGCTCCGACTTCGTTTTTTCCACGACCGTTGGTCATCAACTTGCCGATTGAGGATGGATGCCATTTCATACTTCCAATGCTTTTAATTGAACTTCACTCAATGTCCATTTCTCAATCAACTGCTCTTTGGTGTACTTTCCTGCTTGAATGGATGCCACTGCGGATTCGAATCTTGCATTGTCAAGAGCAGGTTTCACCGGAGCGACTGCAATCGATGCTGCCTTTCCATCATCATCCACTGCCTGAAGGGAGAGAAGTGATTGCAATGTGCCTCTTCGGAAGTAAGTCACCGCACTAAGTACCTTTTGTGGATCAGTAATAATGGGCAAGGTCATGAATGATTCAACCATATCACCTGAATCGATGTCGATTATGCGAGTCACCACGTCATTGCCAACTATTGGTTGAAGTAGAATCAATCCATTCTCCAATAAAATTGGCTCGACTGCGGTGAGCAGTGCATTGATGTCAGCATATGACTTTTTGAAATGTGGATTCGTAGCATTCTTTGCTACCTTTCCAATCTGCTGCTTAGCAGTGTGCAACTTTTGGTACAGTGTTGCGACTGTTTTCTCTTGTTTTTCCATTTGTTAGCGTGTTAATTTTCAATAAAGATAGTTATTTATTTTAATTCAGCGATGAAATTATCATAAAATTCAATGAAATCATCAAATGTTCTTGAGATATAGTACACTCCTCCGGCATCCTCAATCATTTTTTGATATACTTTTTGAGCTTCGGACTGCCGGTCCTTCCCATACTTGACCTCAATCTTGACTGACCTTCCTCGAATGGTTGCCGAGATATCTGCTGAACCAGGTGTTCCCGTTCCTTTGGTCCATTGTCCTCCCATCTCCACTCCATCGGTGCGGTACTTCTTGCGATACACTCCCATGGTATTGATTCTCTCCGCTTGGCATCCACTCATTTGAAGGAATCCACATATTGACTTGGTGAGAGCATTCGCACTGTTGTCCTGCCAATTAGTTAGGAATGAATCGATGTATGGCATCTTCGGATACTTCGCTCGTGTGAGAGCTCGTTCTAGGTCCTTGAGGCGTTCTTTGTTTTGTTTGGTCATTTGTTAGTTATTTATAGTTTTCAATATACCACCATCTCGGCTCAATCACTTGACCGATATATTCATCATCTTTTTCATCTATTCCACTCCAAAATACTCTTGTTACTTCGTATGTTTTCACACCTCCAAAAGTATTTAATTCAGTTACCTTTCCTTCAAAGTAGCAATCACCATCCTCGACATCTCGAATTGTATCTCCAATTTTAATCATATCTCCTTTGCTTTATCGTTTAACTCATCCCAAATATCATCCTTTTGCTTCTCAATCTTCACTCCTGGTATGCTCAATTCAAAGTACCTTCCATTGTGATTCCTTCCTTTTGTCATGGTGTATCCTTTGTGATTTGCGTACTCCGCTACCCACTTGAGGAACTTCCTTGACTCAAGGTCCTTCCATCCATTAAATTCGGATGTGAACTGCTGCATCACTCCACTGTTGTAATGGAAGATGTTAAGTGGAAGATTGCCTTCCTCAGTCCAATCATAAAAATCTTTCGATGTTGATTGAATGAATCGCTTCGCATCGGCATTGATTGAGATTGATTTGGTCAATCCATTGGAAAGGAACAATTGAAGATTCTTTATCATGTAATTGTCAAAGCGAATCCAATCATCATCTCCCCATGAATCAAATAACAAACGACCATACTCATCCAATGGTGATCTCCTCGAGTGGAAGTATTGGAAGAATTCAAGCTCATGTCTTCTCCGGTCATGTGAGCTTCCTGCACCACTTATCACATAGTTGGTTGTGATGACAATCTTCGGTGATCTCTCGAATGGGATGAATATCTCATCCTTATTTTTTCGGTTGACTGTTATCCCTTCCGAGATGATTGAGAACAATTGCTCAAAATCAAAGTTTCTTTTCACGTCATCGAATGCAAGAATCTGAGAATCCAAGTTAACTCGTTGATAAACGAAATCACTCTTTCCAGGATTGAACGCCTTTCCATCAATCTTCACTACTCTTCGGAAGTATCCGAGAGCTGCTAACATCAATGACTTACCACTCCCCCCATTTGGATTGTCATCAATCTCCTGGTCATTGAAGATGATTGCCTTTTGATCCGTTTTATCTTTGTATGAATGGATGAGATATCCAAGAGTGGATTCGAGTGACATGATACGCACATCATCATTGGCTGATACCTTCTTCACAAAATCCTCAAAGTCATTTTTCGCATCCTTGATTGGAGTGAAGTCACGTTGAATGATTTGATTCTCCCAAATATATCCATCCACATCAATGTAACTCATGACCTTGACTTGGTCCTTTGATACTTTCACCACTCCATTCTTGAATGGGATGAATGATGCATCCTTTGTATCCTGAAGCATGAATATATCAATCGAGTCAATCATGTTCAGGTGATTTTCATTGAATAGATATGCGGACCTTGAGCAGTAATTCCAAACCGCAACCTCATTCTTGTCGAGAAGGTAGTTCAAAACGTAATCTTTTATCTGCTCAGTTGAGCTGAGTCGGACTTTGTTCTCTTTTACCCGTACAAATGTCGGTTTCTCAGCATTCTCCGGATAGTATTTGTTGAATCCACTCTTGACCAAAAACTCACTGTACTTGATTGGCTCAATCTGAATGCCTTTCTTTGAGTCAACCATCCAAAAAACATCATCACCGGATGCGATATCTTCCTTGATATCATCAATGATGTCATCGGATACATTTAATTGTTTTTTGATATCATCCTTAGCGATACCCGACTTGAGTTTTTGCTTGACTTTATGGAAGGTATCCTTGTCCTCGAAGTATTTGGTTGAGAATGTCGCTTTCTTATATGCCGAATTGATGGATGTAACCATCTCACCATGTTTGAAGTCAGTGCCTTGGCAGTATTTGGTCCAAATATATTGCTCAGTGGTTGCTTTATCAATGCCATATTCACACATCACACACGCCAACTTAAAAACAAAGTGATTGCGACTACCTTCCTCAAATCTGCATCCATGGTCAAATCTCTCAATTAGTGAAATGATTTTATCCTCATCATTCAATACGCAAATGGGAGTTCTTTCGATGTATTGATATCCCTCATCGGTTTCAATTCCACTCCATTCTTGACAAAACTCATTGAAGTATATTTTCGGATCGTATGATTCAAAACAAACACGAGATACATTTGAATTCTTCACATCAAAATAATCAGATTGGAAGTATTTCCCGAATGCAGTGAATCTTCTTTTGTGTTCGAGCTTATCTGATTTCGGAATGCTGATGACTGCCTTCAATCCATTTCCACCTGGAGAGGTGAATACCATCATCACATGGACATCATCAATCAATCGAGCTCTCTCTGCATCCATTGCTTCCTTTGTTGGATATTGGTCAAAATCCAATACACATAATCCCGAATGCTCAACCAAGGAATTGTCGTTTCTCTCTGAGAAGATTCCATTGAACATAATTGCATTGAGAGATGACTTTAATCGGTCATGCTCAGGATCACTCTTCTCAAGTTTTCTGATTTTGTTTATTTTGGAAATCAATTCAGCATTCCCAACCTTGATGCGTTGATATATGTCATGAATTGTGAGCTCATACGGTGTATCTTTTGAGCTGAAAAGATTCTTAAAAACTGATACCTTCAATTTACTGCATTTAAAATGAAAAATCCCCTTGAACTTTCGTGAATGCAGCACTACTAATCCAAGAGGATTCTAATAATTTCCTTTTTGTCTCTGCATTTGACATACAAATATAATAATTATTCAATATAAAAGTTTTATTTGCTTGATTTTTTAACCTAAAAATGACGATTCGTGACGATGTTGAAATGTTATTGTCACGCCTATATCATAGAGTGGTATTGACTTTCAGCAAAAGCGTGACGATGTGACGATAAAAAAACTCGATGCCCATTTCATAAATTTGACCTTTTGTATATAGTCGGTACATAAGAGCATTGTCATATCGTCACGCTTCACTTGATAACAACTCCTCATATTCATTCCTCAGCACTCTCCTTTTGATTGCTTTGAGCTGATTGTACGACTTGCATTTGAGAATCTCATCACGAAGGAATCGCAGTTTTTTCACATTAGCACTTCCGTTCAGCTCATCGATATCATCTTGAATCACGGTGATGTAATATAAATCACCGCTTTCAATTGCCCAATTGTGTTGGTTGATGTTGTGCATCACTGTTGCATGACCTCGATTGAAATATTCACCGATTCCATGAAATGGGAGATTCAATGCCCTCAGCTCTGCCATGAGATATCTTCTCCTCATTGTCAGCACCTGGTGTCTGCTCTGCACATCCAATCCATCTCGTTGGATGATGTGTTTAATTGCTTTGATTTTATCTTGTTTTGTCATAACGGTAGTTGTTTTAATATTTTATAAAGTACATTCACCACGATTGAATTTCCAGCTTGTTTATATGCTTGAGAATCGGATACCTTCCAAGTGAATGTATCGGGAAAATCCATAAGTCGGAAGCATTCTCTTGGTGTTAATCTACGAATCTTATATTCATTTGGTAAAGTAACAATATTTCCACCCCACGTTTGTTGACCTGCATTTAATGCTGGACACAAAGCATTAGAATCATATACTCTATTTTGTTGATATGGTTGTTTACCTCCGCTTTCTAAACTTGGATTAAGTTGCATAACAACAGGTTGTCCACTTCCATCTTCACGAGCTCTTGCAGGTATAGTCGGACAGTTTCCATCTTCTATTTCTCTAAATCCTCTTCCGTCTTTATGTGTTCTCCAAGTTCCAATTTTTAAATAGTTATTAGAATTAACCACTTTACCACAATTTGATGTAATACAACTTGATTCAGTTTCCATATTTTCAATTGGTTTATATTTATTGAATCTTTGATTATTAATCAATGTATTTATAGTATTATCACTCAAAAAATACTTATCATCAACCTCATCCTCCAACACATCCTTCAATCGTTTACTCAAGTGTTCATCCTTTGGAAATTGGAATTGATTATCTGCATCATCTCTGATTCCAATCAAGAATACTCTCTCACGATTCTGCGGAACTCCGTGATGCTTTGCGTTTAGAACTTTCCAATATAAGTGATAAGGAACTGCATCATCGTGTGGGAACAATACAGGTAGTCCATTGACTGACTTACCTCCAAGCATATTCACCCACTCCTGAAATGTCTTGCCACCATCATCAGACAACAATCCTTTGACGTTTTCAAATATAAAAAAGCGTGGTTTGTTTACCTGAATGAATTCGTGTGAGTTAAAGAATAGTATTCCTCTTTTATCGTCTTTTCCTAGTCGCTTTCCAGCAAGTGAGAATGCTTGACAAGGTGGAGATGTCATATAGATATCCAAAGATTCACTTGGAATCTCTCGGTCATATACGTTGGTTGGATAGTATTTCGGTTCACCATAGTTGTGAATGAATGTATCTCTAGCATACTTATCCATGTCACAAGCAAATACTTCCTCAAATGATACACCAAGTCGCATGAGTGATTGGTTGAATGCTCCCACTCCGGAGAAATCGGATCCTACCTTTAACATGGCTCAACTTTAAACTTCCCAACCGTGCACAATCCTTGATTCAATAGCTCTGATTTTTTCCAATAGCACAATGCTTTGGATGGAAAGGTCCAGGATTGGATGACTGTCTTTCCTGAGCAATAACTTAGTTTATACATAACGTGATTATTTTAATGATTCCTAAAACTGCCATCATTCCCAAACTTATGGCGATTCCGAGCATTGATGCTTCGTAGTTTTCTTTTCTTTTGTAGCTCATAGTTTTTCAATTTCTTGTTTAACTTCCATCCAATGATCAACCTGAGTGGTATAGTTTTCGTGTACATCATCGTAATCTTTACAGCACTTAATTACCATATCAACCGCAATAATTGCAAGCCGCTTAGGCAACTCTAATGGAAAATTAATATCTGTTTCATTAATAACTTCATCAAGATATCTATCTACAAGTCTTACTGCTTTTTCTTGTGGTTTCATAGTTTCTGATTAAATTTGATTTCACATATTCTCTTGTACAGTTCCTCATTGAATGTACCTCTGATGTATTCGTGTGATGACTTAGTTGTCCAAAACCTCTTCATCCGTTGTAGTTTAAATACCATACTCATCCCAATCAATTTCATCGTTATCATTCCCCCAAGTGTATTCACTCAGGAACTCTCTCTCATCCATTAGGTGATCAATCATGTTGAGCATCCATTCCTTGTATAATGGATCAAACTCCATGACCTTATCTTCAGGAAATTCATCGGTCCACCACACTCCACCTTTGACATTGATGTCGATGTCATAGCGAGAGGTATCAAAATCATAGTTATTCTTCCACCATTCAATATCGATTCGGAAGTATATTGCTCCGATTTTGTAATGAGCTTCCATAGAACAGTGATTCACATGCATGAAGTCCAAATCAATTCTTTCTACTTCTTTTTTCCAATTCATTTCGCTGAGTGTTTAGTTATTAATTCCCCATACTTCTCCAATACGGGCGATTGAACGTGTTTTCCTTCGATTTGCGAGGCTTTCGGTGAACTTGCATAGTTTGGTTGCGTAGCTATAAAATAAAGCATTACAGTCCAAAATAAAGTGAATGCGATTGCACCACCAATAAAGTCCTTTTGTGATTCGTTTAATTTTT